TCATATTCGTTCGATATTCCACTCGATCTCCCGAATCGCCTCATGAGCCCGCGCCGCTCCGTACGTTCGGATTACCACACGCAGATGATCGTTGAGCCGTCCCAGCCCGGACTCGGCAATCTCGGTCGCCTCAGGGTAGGTCCAAGACGTGCCCGTCAAGCCTGACTCGGTGTGGACCAGCGTGTCGAGTTCTCCGTAGACCAGGATGTCGTACTCAGTGCCCGCTTCGGGCGATGTCGTCTTGCCCGAGTCGGCATAGCTCCACGACCCCAGCCGATTCCGGTGCGACCACGATACGGTCAGTTCGCCAGTGATCGACGCCGGGTAACTCTCGCCGTTGAAACGAACGTCAGTCGGGCAATAGACCTTCGCCGATCGCGCCGGCGTGGTCGCCACGACCTGAGACGTCGGGCACGACGTGAACGGGAACTCGCTCTGGTTGTTGAAGGCCTGGAAGCGGATGTCGTTGTAGACGTTGACTGTCGGTGGCACCGGCCCGCGGATGTTCACGATCTGGCTGCCGTAGGAGATGAACCAAACGCGAGTTCCGGCCGGGAATGCCGTAGGTGCCGTATCGAGGCACCCCCGTGCAACAACCTGCAGCGTAACGTCGCTCTCGCCCTGTACCACGGCCTGGAAGGCGATGAACTCCTCCAACTCGTCGTGGACGATCCAGGCGACATTGACGCCGAGCGAGAAGTCGGGCGCGCTGACCGACTCGACCAGATCGGTGTCCAGACCCGAGGCCACGACGATCTCGCTGGTCAGTTCGTCGATCGCCGTGCTGAGCACCCCGGACGGCGTGAAGAACGGGATATCGACCGGTGGCGCCCATCCGCCAACTCCGTCCGAAACATAGGCCCGGTATCCGAGGGAAACCCCGGTCACCCCTGCGGCAGCGAGCGCGATGGCCAGCTGTACATCGGCCGCCAGGCTGCCGTAGTCCTTCACCGCCTCGTAGGGCGCGGCCAGGGCAACCTGGTCGGTCAGAGCCGGGACATCGCCGGAAGGGTCCTGCCAGCCTGAGTCCGGCGGCGTCGAGTAGCCCGTCCAGTCCACAGCGAAAACGTCCTCCATCGCCTCGATCTCGATCTTCCCCGAGTCGAGGCGTCCCGTCCCGACCCGAACCACCCGGCAGACCATGCCGGTGATGCCCAATGGGTCCCAGACCAGCTTGAACACCGCACCCGGGCGGAACGCCCAGGCCGAGCGGTCGGCCTCGACCGTGATCGTGGCCAGCGGATAGGCCAGTGCGGCCAAGGACCGGGCGGCCGCCTGCTGGGCAGTCGTCGAATTGGACAGCCCGCGAAGAGTGAGGTCCTGTAGCGAGACCTCGCCGCCCTGCACTTCGATTCCCGCGAGGTCCTGTGCCTGGGCTGTCTTCTCGATGAATCCAGCATCGCGGCTGACGTACCCGATCCGCACGGAGTTCTTGAGATCCCCCCACGACGGCCGGGCGAACGACTTCACCGTGCACGAGTCCGCATCGAGCACGGGGATCGTCTCGGGGTCGTAGTCGCTGCGGATGAGCTGGATCGTCAGAAGCCCGGTCGTAGGCTCGACGTACATGACGCCGTCGACGTGCCGTAGAATCTCGAGTACCAAATCCTTCGCCGTCGTGCCGCGGTCCTGCAGCATCGATAGCCCGAGGCCTTCATCGGCCAGCGTCTGGCCCACCGAGCGGAAGGCGTCTACGTCCAGAAATCCGACCGGAAGCCCCAGGCCATTCTCCGAAGATGGCGAGATCAGGATGTCGTAGATCATGGCCGCCGGGTTGGCATCGCCGTCGATGTTCTCGGCGCCCCCGGTAAGACCCAGACCGTTGGGGCAGCGGCGGACCACGAAAGAGACTGCTTTGATGTAGGGGCTCGTCCCCAGATAGACGCGCCGGAACACCGCGTAGCAGACCCGCCGCCAGGCGGGGAGGCTCTCGCCGATCCGGGACTCGAGGTAGGAGTCCGCCGGCTGCGTGGCCGTTCCCCGGTAGACGTAGACGCTGCCCTTGACTCCGCCTTCGGAGTCCTCGCCGCCGAAGAAGCCTGGCGCGTTGATGCTGATCTGCGTGAGGTCCGGCACATGGGCGTAGCCGGCCGGAGGACGCCTGTCGTCGAATCGGATCTGCAGGACCTCATCGATCTCTCCACTGCACAGCACCAGTTGGACGCCGATGTAGTACTTGTAGCCCGTGGTGATCTCCTTCGAGGAGAACAGGCCCGTCTTGACCTTCTCCTTGATGGCCTGGATGCGCAAGTCGCCGTACCAGGTCACCATTGGACCGGCCAGTTTGCAGGTGCCCCAGACGACTGGGATGGTCCGGCCTTCACCGATCGTGGGGAACTGGAAGTCGCCCAGGCTGGACGGCGTCGGCGCGTCGAACTGTGGCTTAGGGCGCAAAACCTCGTACAGGACCGTGCCGACGATATAGACCAGCGCCATCACCCAGAAGGCCATCAGTCGATCCTCCCGGAGAAGGGGTTCCGGCCCGGCAGGCGCGACCAGCCCAGGTGATTCACTAGGTTGCTGAACTTGTCTCGGCAGGTGTCCTCGAGATGGTCGCAGCCCCAGTAGGCCCAGACCTGGTCGAGGGAGGACAACCCTGGGATGGGCGAGATGAGCGAAACGGTGTCGCCCTGGTGGTCGACGATGAAGCGGGTCTCGCCGGTCGCGGACTCGAGACGTCCTCCGCGGAACCACTGGTCGGGGCGCAGGGCGAACCCGTTGGAGACCACAGTCGCTCCGTTCACCGACGTGACGGAGACTTGGTCGCGGAAGGCCCCAGGGTCGGCGCCGCATGCCGCCGAGTAGAGCACGTGGTTGCATGGGGTCTGCATGGCCAGGATCGGCACCGTGCGCGACAGCATGGCCATCAGACTCGCTCCGGTGAGGATGGCCTCGGACTCCTCGAAGCGGGCGCGGATCACCTTGCCGCTGAAGATGGTCACTGCCAGCGACTCCTCGCCGCGATGGGCCCGGTAGACCGTCACCCAGACCGACGTGGACGGCAGATCCCCGATGAACAGCGAGGCCACGGGGTTCGCGCGTGGCAGCGTCAGGTCGATGGTCTCGCCCGTGTCCTCTTGCGAAAAATCGAGTTCGCTGCGTGTGATGGCCTCGGGGGCGAACACCCCCGCGGGCAGCGTGATCGTCCGGTCGGCCGACGTGTAGAGCCACAGGTTGCTGCCCTGGGCGAACCGGAACCCCTCGACGGGCTGGGCCAGGTACCGGCTCTTCTCGCGATCATCGTAGGTCACAGCGGAGCCTCCAGGGGGAGTTCCCGGACCCGGATCGTCGCCTCGGCCACCTGTGGGCTCGGGTAGGAGATCTCGATACGGTCCTCGTCCAGCCGGCAGAACTTCAGGAATGACAGCACGGTCGCCGACCGGGTGTACTCGCGCTGGGCCACAGGGTCGAGCGTGAGGGTCTCGGTCTCGTAGTTCGCCAGATCGATGGCCTCGGTGATCCTGCAGTAGTCCATGATTCCGTCGCCGATGGACCAGAGAGCCACGTGGCGCCGGGCTGCGGTCGTGCCCCACATCTGCTGCTTGTACCTGACCCACAGGATGGTGGCGCTGGACTGGTTCTGAGCGACGTCCTCGGCCAGGGCGAGGTCCCACTGGAAGCTGGGCAGCCAGAAGGGAACTGCTCGGCCGCGGCGGGCGTCGAGGAACGTCCGCATGGCTGCGATCTCGTCGCGGCCGATCGCGGTCCAGGTGAATGGACGCATGGACGCGGGGGCCGGAGCCTGCTCGTCGGTGACCCGCCGGCCAGTCTTCGAGTTCAAGTGCACGAACTTCCGCCGCAAGCGCTCCTCGAAAGGACCGACGCGGTTGTAGTTGAGCTCCAGGACGTCGTAGCCGAGGTAGCTCATGGCCGGTACCCGTCGATGTCGAAGGTCAGCGAAGTCGACCCGATGCTCAGCCCGTTCCAGGTGAATGCTTCATCCGCTGAGAGTCGGCCGATCACGATGGGCAGGACGATGGTCGGTCCCACGGTCCACGACTGGATGAGGCCGAAGCTCAGGACTACGCGGTCCGGCAGGACGCTCTCGATGGTCTGGACTTCCCAGTGGTAGGGGTCGCTCCACAGCAGGACCATGCCGCCGGGCTCGAACGGGATGTCGGTCGTGTCGCAGAAGACCTCATGGTCGTCCGCGCCTGCCTCCTGCAGCAGCCGGGTCTGGAACTGCCAGCGCCCGACTCCGAACGCCCGGGCCTGGTTGCCGAAAAGGATGGCGTTGGCCATCTGTGCATCGCGCAGGTCGTCCAGGAGCGTCGCGTAGCGGATCGTGCCCACCGGGACGGCACGCAGTTGGATGCGCTGCTCCATGCCCCGGTACGAGACGATGATGTCGGTCATGAACCCGAACGTCTCGGTCACCGGCTGCGCCCAGTTCGGAGGGAACGGGAAGGGAATCAGCCGGAACCCGAGCAGGCGGAGGTTGGTCCCCAGCGGGTCTTGTCCGGTGAAAACCCAGGTGACGAGGTTGTCGATCAGGGCATCGCCGTCGGCCAGTGCCTTGACCAGGTAGGTCTGGGAGTCCGTTGCCGGGTAGTGGGCCGGGACGCCGATGTGGTCGGTGACCTCGACGCCTGTAGGGCCATCGACGGTGATCTCTTCGAGGATCTGGGCACGGTCGATCGACGCGTTCCAAACTTCGACCTCGGCTTCCTGTTCGGATACGACCGCGCCGAGTTCGAACCTGCGCGGGATCACGTGGACGCGGCCGAGAACGACGAGACCGTGGACCGGAGCGACACCGCCGTCCTTCTGCAGAGCGACAGGACGTGGATCGGCCAGCGTCCCGCGGACGCCGACGTCCATCCCGACGACATGCAGGGGCCGTGTGCTGACGGGATCGAGGACGGCCGTCTGGAGATCGACCGAGAAGTCGGCTCCGGAGACGAGGTTCAGAGGGCTGGGAATCGAGACTGCGCTAGCCATCAGGCGGCCTTCCTGACGGCGAAGAGCGGGAACAGCATGTAGTCCTGTCCGCCCAACTGGTAGACGTCGCCCGCGCTGTAGCCGTGGCCCACGGCCTCGGTCCAAAACACGGTGGGCGGATAGCCGATCGGGGCCCAGCGTCCTTGCGGGACGGTTTCCACGAAGCAATGCAACGGGAGCATCAGCGCGCCGCCGAATGCGCTCTGCAAAGTGCGTTCACCGGGGCCGCCCGAGCCGTCGTCCCACAGGTACTGGTAGTTGACGTACTCGTCCTCTTCCATGCCGCCTTGTGCGGCATCGCACTTGTTCAGGGCGTCGCGCATGCGGCGGCCGGTCCAACCGTAACCCTCGTGTTCATCCTTGCAGTCGCCGATCCATCGCCCCGTGAAAGTCGAAGCATCCACGCGGACGAATGCCGTGCAATGGGTCAGGTACGTGGTGCCGCTGGTGGTCGAGCGATCCTCATCGGTGTGGGACATGGGCGGGAATGCGGTCAGGTCGATCCCGTGCCGGTTGCCAGTGAGCAGGTCGGAGATCTCCGCGGTGTTGAGATACGCGTTCGAGCTGGCGAAAAAGTAGGGGAACGGCTCGGGCAAGGACGCCCGCTCCAGGGTCGGGCCCCAACCCATGTGGCAGAAGATCCCTGCCGCACGCTCGACCACGACCGTGACGTGGTCATTGCCGTCGTCGAAGAAGTGATAGGCCGCGATCTGCCCCTGGGGGAGGTTCATGCCGCAACCGGACGTGGTCAGGTCGTAGGGCCGCATGGGGCCGCCCGCCTGAGCGTCCCAGTCGCTCTCGCCGTCCCACCCGGTTCCCAGATACAGGCCGATCCCGTAGCCGCCGTCGCCCAGGTCGTGATAGCCGCCGCTGCCCTTGGTCCAGAGGCGCTCGTCCTCCGCGGCGCGGAGGTTCACGTTCAGGCTGCCGGCCTTCACCAGGTGCGCTCGCCAGCCGGTGCCGTCCTGTTCGGACTGGTTCACGGTCCAGCCCTGGGCCATGAGCCAGGCCACCAGCGTCTGCAGGAGGTTCGTGGGCGAACTGGCGATTCCGGTCTGGTAGGAGGCGGCCATCAGTCCAACCTCACGGCGCAGAAGTCGTCACGGTCGACCCGGAAGACGTTGGGGATGACGATCCAGTCGACGGCACCCTGGCGGATCAGGGTCTCGGCGCTCAGGTCCTGTCCGGTGACCAGGGCGATGCCCGGCAGCTGGCCCGGCGTGTTGTAGCCGTTGCCGACGTCTCCCAGCATGGGCATCAACGGCCAGAGGTCGTAGGTCGCTCCGGGACCGGGGTCTAGCTGCGACAGCCCGCATCGGGTCGGCCAGAGGATGTGGTGGTAGGTCTGGGGCGTGGACGTGATCGCGTCGTTGATCGAGGCCTCGACAGCCTTCCAACTGCCGTCGATATTGCGGACGCGCAGCTGGGTGTCCCAGGGATCGCGCTCCCCGGAGCCGACAGGTGCGCTTCCCGTTTCGGCGTGCGTCAGGATGCGGTGGCGGTTGTCCGTCACTGACCACCGGTAGTCGGTGTCGTGCCAGTACGAGAACTCGCCGTGGGACATCGAACCGCCCAGGACCAGCGGATACGGCCACTGGCCGGGGGAGTAATAGGGATCGAGCAGGCCGAAGACAGCGATCTCGTACTGCGTGGAGATCTTGGCGATCACAATGGCGCGGCGGCCGTCGCAGACGAACCAGTAGGGGATCGGCGCGTTCCAGAGCGGCAGGTAGAGGTTCCCCTGGAACCCCGCCTGCTCGTAGAACCTGGACCCGGAGAGCCAGCCGTCCATGCCGGCGATCTCCCAGTCGTAGTAGTCGGCGTCCTGGCGCTCGAAGCCGTGGATGCCGACGTAGATCTCCGAGTCGCCGTCGTTGCCCGGGGCCTGCCAGGCGTACTCGTGGAAGCAGGCATCGACGCCGTCTGACTGGCGGAACATGCGCAGGGTGCCCATGTGGCACTGGCTGTAGCGCAGGCCGGTGATGTGCCATCGGTACCGCGTGGCCGAGACGGGCGATGCGATCGTGAAGGTCTGCGGGATGCTGTCGTAGAAGATGATCCCCATCTGGGTGTCGAGCGTCACCCACGCCCCGCCGTCCCAGTACTGCATCTCCCAGTTGTTCGGGGCCTGCCCGGAGGTGTCATGGAGGGTCAGCTCGTAGGCGGCGATGGTCACAGGCTCGAAGAACTCGATCTCGACTTCCTGTGGCAAGGTGACCGTCGTGTAGATGTTCCAGGAGCGGCTCGTCAGGCTGGAGGTGCTGAACGGCCAGATGTCGAGCTTGCCGTCGACCAGGTTCTGGACGGCGTATTGTCCGTCGTTGCCCTGGGTGGCCTCGAGGCGGCAGCCGCGGGAGCGGCGCAGGCTAGTCCACTTCGGCGCGGTCGACAGGACGAACTGGTCGCCGGCGACGAAGGGCGTCCCGCCGGTCGAGATCAGGAACTCCAGCGTGGCATGCGCGAACGGCGTATCCACCGTAGCGGGTCCGATCGATCCGGTCACGCTGCCGACCACATCGAACGACGTGGGTGAGGTTGCCGTGATGGTGAAGGTCTCGGCTACGGACGATGCGCCGCCGGAGTAGTCGGTCAAGCGGCCGTCGCCGGTTCCGGTGTAGGTGAGCCCGAAAGCCGAGCCCTTGGCGGTCAGGAATGCGTGCAGCCGTTCGGCCAGGTCGTTGTAGTCGGTGGCTGTTCCGGTGGTGAACATGGCTCACGTCCCCAGGGCCGAGCGGATCGCGCGCCGGTTCTTGGCCATGGCTTTGACCAGGATGCGTTGGCCGGCGGGGCTTTCTAAGTGGCGCAGGATCAGCCCTTCCTCCAGGCCGATCAGCACTTGGCTGTCCTTGGACTCTTGCGCGTCCGCAGGAGCAGGCGCATCGACCAGGCCGCCCTCCGCGAACCGGGGCACAGGTGCTTCGACCAGAACAGGGGTCGGAGCCAGCGCCTGAGCCCCACGGCGGTTCAGCTCGTCCAGGTGGCTCAGGACGCCAGGTTCGCGGACCACTGCGGCGCGGACGAGGTACTCCCCACGGGAGAACCAGGCGAGATTCGAGTCCGAGGTACCGGTACCGATCCCACCCAGAACGCCGCCGGTAGCCTTCTTCTCCGCCCCGCCGATCTGACCGCCGCCGCTGAACACCCCGGCGATCTTCTTGATAATGGCCGTGGCCAGAAGCTGGGCGGCCATGCGCTTCAGGTCAGCGATGATTGACAGGGCCAAGTTCCGGAAGGCGTCGCCGAGGGACTTCGCGCCGGTGATCCCGGTGTCGAAGAACTCGGTCAGGGCATCGCGCCCGCTGTCCAGGGCGGTCTTGCCGAAGGCGGCGAAGGAGACGCGAGCGCCCTCGACGGCGAACCCGAGGTCACGCACCGCTTCTGTGAAGCCACGGGCCTGGGCGATCCGTTCGGGGTCGCCGGTGGCCCATGCGGCCTGCTCCAGTTTCGTGGCCAAACTTTGCAGGATGACCAGGCGTTCGTTTTCGATGGCCAGGATCTGCTGTTCGCCCTCGACCTGGGAGAGCAAGCCCGCCGAGACGCGGGCCTCGATCTCCGACCGAGCGGCGTCCAGGTCGGCAAGCGTGGCTTCGGCCTGGCGCTTGATCTCGTCGAAGTTGGCCCCGGACTCCATCGAATTGCGCAGCCGGGCCAGGGTGGCTTCACGCTCGGCGTCGGATGCGCCCTGCTTCTTGAGCAGGAGGTCAGCCCGGCGGATCTCCTCATCGATGGCCATGAGGGCGGCCTCGTGGCGGCGGCCCTGGGCTTCAAGGAGGGTCTTCTCCAGGGCGAGGCGCTCCTGGGCGAGCTTCTGGACGGCGTCGCGTTCCTCTGACAGGAGCGCCGCGATGCGCTCCTCCTGGGTCGCGCGGGCCTTGGTCAGTTCGGCGTCGATCTTCCCCTGCTCCTGCAGGCGGCGGCTCGGGTCGACCTCGGCGTCGAGCAGGGCGCGCTTCTGCTCGAGGACCTCGAGTTCCTTGGCGAACTCCTCCTCGGCGGCCCGGCGGCGGTCCTCGTAATAGGCGCGGACGTCCTTGAGACCCTGGTCGAAGGCGCGCTTCTCGGCGGCGTTGCGCAGGGCCCCCATCGAGCGAACCAGGGCCAACTCGCGATCGAGGGTCATCTGCAGGGCCTGGGCGCGCTTGGCCGCCAGGGCGGCCGGGTCCTCGGAGTAGTCCTCCGCGGGGGTTTCCTCACGCGCGGTGGGCTCGGTCGGGGTCGAGATGGTCAACTCGAAGCGGGCCTTCAGCCGCTCGAACAGCGCGTTCTGTTCAGCGCTGATCGCTTCGCCCGCGGTCTTGAGGTAGGTCTTGGCCTCGTCGAGATTGCCGTGCAGCAGGGCCCAGACCGCCCGCACGCTCGAGTCGATCCGCATCATCACGAACGAGAGCGCCGTGCCCACCACATCGAACGCGGACGAGACGACCGCGACGATGAACTTCAACACGACCCCGATACCCTGGCCGAACTTCTCCCAGGCCTCGGTGGTCTGCTTCAGGTCGCCGCTCATGATCTGCAGCGCCTGGGACAGTTGCGGAACCAAGCCCGCGGCCAGCCTGGTGCCGAGGCCCTCGCTCTGGGCTTTCAAGAGCTCGAAGTCGTCGTTCATCTGCCGGGCCGACTCGGCCAGCCGGGTGTCGATCAGGACTCCCAGTTCGCGGGCCCGCTCGATGACGCGGCCAAGGCCTTCGTCCGCCAGGGCGTTCATCGTGGGAATGAGGTTCGCGCCGGCCCGCCCGAAGATGTCCATGGCGGTCTTGGTTTTCTGGATCGGCGAGGGCATGGCGGTGATCCGCTGGGCCAGAAGCTCGAAGATCTCGACCGAGTCCTTGCCCTTCAAGTCATCGAGAGTCAGCCCCAGGTCGCGAAAGGTGGCGACGGCCTTGGGATTGCCCTCGGCCACATCCCCGATGAACTTGTTCTGCTTGGCCAGGGCCGCGCCCATCTCCCCGAGGCTCGAGGCAGAGGTTCGAGCCAACAGATGCAGGGCGGACAGGTTCTCGGTCGATGCGCCGACCTTCTGACCCAGCTTCTGGATCTGGTCCGCCGCGTCCACCGACGACTGTATCCACTGCTGGAACTGGCGCACTCCGAGGGCGACCCCGAGACCGGTCAGAAGCGAGGAAGTCGAGCCCAGGACGCGGTTCAGGCCCGAGAACCCGCGTGTCTGCTTCGCCGAGGCCTTCTGGCCTTCGGCCTGGACCTTCTTGAGGGCGGACACGACCTCGGCCGTGCCTTCGGCCGATAGCCGGACGCGAACATCAGGTTTGGCCATCGGTGGACCTGCCTCTCAGGATATCGGGCACCGCGGGCGGTCTCGGCCGCGATCCCTTGGCGCTATGCGGGGCCAGGACGCACCAGCAGAGGAACCTGTGGCGGTAGTCCCGCAACGCCTGCTCTCGCATCAACCGGCGGTAGGAGGCGAGGGCGACCCGGAGCGGCCAGCGGACGATCCGCTCGGCGCGGTCGTGGTCGCCTGCGGCGAGCTCGCGGACGAGTTCGGTCCAGGGGCCGTACCGGCCTGGTGTGCCTGCTTGTTCTCGGGGTTCGGGATCGCCTCGGTGGAGGATGTCGTCGAAGTCCACAAAGAGACGATCCCGCTCTCGAAAAAAGAGACCAGCAGCGACAGGACCAGACTGCGCACCTCCGCCTTGTCCTCGGGGGCCCGCAGCTGTCCGAGGAACCGGACTGTCTCGCGGCCCATCTCCGGGGTCCAGGCCTCCCCGGGGTCCCGGTCCTGGGGCGCTTTGTCCTCCGGGATCAGGAGGCACCCGAGGAGGTCCAGGATCGCGCCGCTCTCGATCGTGACCTCCAAGAGCCGCCGGGCGAAGGCCTCGGGATTCTCGCCGGGCTGCATGACCACCTCGTCGATCCTGGCCCGCTTGACCAAGGCCAGAAACCGGAAGTCCTGTTCGACGGTGGATTCGCGCAGCGGCAGGAACGTGCGGCCGCCGATGGTGTGTTTCTCGCTCATCACGCGATCCTGATCAGCCGGTAGTGCGGCTCGTTGGGGTGGTTGGAGGCGTCGGACTCGATATCCCCGGCCAGGGTGAAGCTCGCGTACTCGTCGGAGATGAAGCCGATGGCGCCGTCGGCGCGGATCGACGCCCTCCAGATCTCGCACTCGTACTTGGGGCCGCGGGCGGGGTCGCCCATGAAGCGCAGGTAGCCCTTGATCGAGGTCTGGTTCATGCCGCGGACGGTCGGCAGGGCGATGGTGGCGTAGGTGTAGTCCACCTCGATGTCCGAATCGTCGGTGATCGCACCACCCTCGACGATGTAGATGCGGCCGGTGACGGCATCGACCTTGTAGTCATCATCCTCGACGTAGGTCGGGGTGCCGCCGGTGCCGGTGACGGTGACCAGGCTCACCTGGCGCATCGACAGCGGGTAGTACCGGCCCTGCAGGACGCCCGTGATCTCCTCGGCGGTGACGGTCGAGCCGGTCTGGGCCAGCGTGGCCGTATCGCCGAACAGGGCCATGGCGAGGTTTTCCTTGGAGAACTCGTCTCCCACGATGCGGATCGCGAGCGTGGTGCGCAGCACGTCCGAGGCGATCAAGTCGGCCGACTTGTCTGCGCTCGAGTACTTCTTGATGTCCTCGCTGGTGGGCGTGATCTCGAACGTGGGGCAGTTGCCCAGGAACAGCTCGCCCGTCCTGGCGCCGCCCCCGTCGAAGCGGTCGAAGTAGATCTTGCCCCTGCCGAGCAAGATGTTGTTGCCGTTGACGACCTCGGGCATGGCTTCCTTCCTCTCAGGTCAGGTTCTCCGCGTCATCGGCGCGGGACTGGTACTCGATCCGGTACGTCTGCGAGGCCCGGCAGAACGACGTCTCTGCCTGCTCGTACTCGAACTTCGTGCCGAGCTCATCGGCGGGACCGTTCGCGAGGCCACCGAAGCTGCCGGCCGCAGCCAGCGCGGCCGTGGCCCAGGCCAGGATCGGATCGGCCGCCTTGTCGGGTTCTTCGCCCGCTCCGGCCTTGGTCAGGACCTCGACGCTCAGCAGCACCGACCGCCGCACGATGGGGCCGCGGCTGGCCGTTCCCGTCTTGGCGTCCCGCATCGGCTCGACCGTCTCGACGCCCTGGTAGACCGTAAGGGCGGGCAGTTGGTCCGCGCTGGGCGAATCCAGGCGCGTTCGCACCGGTACGGGGACTCCCGCGGGGGCGTCGGTGGCCAGCGCCAGGACGGCGGCCGAGACGATCTGCTCGCGGATCGTACTCATGGCGTCCTCAGCGCGACGCGGACCATGGCCCCGTCTCCGTAGGGCAGGACCTTCAGGACGGTATAGGCGGTCCCGTCGACCGTGATCGCGGCTCCGGACCCAAGGCCCGGCAGCACCCCGCTCTGGACGTGGACGATCTCATCGGCGGCCACGACCGCGGGCATCTCGCCGCCCAGGATCTCGACGGCCTCGCGGTCGAGCAGACCGAAGACGGTGGTATCGCCGAGGGTGACCTCGACCACGCCACCGGCTTCCGCCAGGTCCGCGAGCATCGCGGGGATGTCCAGGCCGCCGAAGACCAT